ATTAGGCGTAGGCTTGTAGCTCGGTATCTACATCTATACTTAGAATTTTGTAGAGTGTGCCTCGTGATATAAAGAACTTAGGGTATATAAACTCACGCCATATTACCGAGATAGGCATATAGCGATAGTCGTGGCGGTTGAACTCGTCCATTACAGCTTTGTAGCGGAGGAGTTGGTTACGCTGGTAACCTTGTTTTTTGTAAGGTGTTTTTAGAGGCATTGCTTTTAAGGAGTTGATTTAACACTGCAAAAGTACGGCATAATTAGTAAATATGCAAATTAATGAAACGAGCCAATTAGCAAATGTAACAGTGCTAATTGGCTCGTTTTTTATTGCTCGTGTGGTTCACACTTCCCAACGCTTTTGATTTAGGTAGGTCTCGGCGTAGGGCATTGCGGTGTTGTCAAGTTTCTTTTTGCTGCGCTCCTTCTCTACGCCTATGAAGGCTTTGATAACCTCCTCCGGTTTGAGCTTGTCGAACTTCTTTTTGGCTACCGACTTAGTGCCGATTTTGCCGTATGCCTCCCAGAAGTCCTCAAAGGTTACAGAGGCGGGTGTCTTCTCAATGCTGAAGTACTTTCGGAGGTTGGTGTCGCTTGCTAATATATTTATGCGCTCTTCGCTATAAGGGAAATAGCGCACAAGCCAATGCCACTGTTCGTCTGTTGGGGGCTCTCCCGTGCTCTGTAAAGTAGTTAGGTGTCCCTCTAAATCATATTTAAACAGATACTCAATATGAGTGTTTTTCGCTTTAAAAATATAGGTTGTTTCCATATCTATGCTAATTGTTCGTCTATTTCATACATTATTTGAAAAAGTGTTTGCCGCTCATAGGTTCCATATTCTACCACTTTTAAAGTGTGGTCAATAAACTTTTCAAGAAGATCAGCCTCATAAGCCTTAAGCCAAAACTTTCGGTATTTTTGCGTTGTGAAGCCCATATAAAAACGAGTAGCCTTTACGGTGATTTCTCTCATTAGACTATAATGTACTCGCTGTTCTCTGTTGTTGAAAATAGGCTTATCAATAAAGGTAACTCGGGCAAGGACTTCGGCTTGGTCTCGTGATAAGGTAAGAGAGATTTTCATTGGTTTGCGGTTTTATAGAGGTCTATTAGTTTAAGTAAAAGGGCTTCGCGGGCTTTCTCATAATGTTTCTCGTAGGTAAACTCCCAATCTCCAAAGTCTAATTTTGGGGTGAAAATATAGGCTGAAGTGCCTTTGCTGGTGGCTTCGAGGTTGCCGTAATAGCCTTTTGCTCTGAACCAAGCAAGGGCTTCTTCCCAAGAGGGAGCAGATATAGCTATATCAGAATTGTTATGATTGGCGTTTTTGCGATTGGCAGCAAGGCTATCGGAAATAATATGATACTTATTGGGGTCGCCTGCCTTTAAATATTCACTATAATCATTCTGATAATAGAAATGGCAAGGTTCATTAAACCCTATTTCTTTGAGTTCTTTGGCGATGTCGAGGGGGACAAGCCAAGTGGGATATTGTTCTGTCTTCATTGTAATTATAGTTTAATTAAGTAAGCGGGCATCAAAATAAAGTTATCAAACTCAAACCCGCATAGGTAATGTCCGTCTTTTCTTGAGTATTGTGTAAAGGAGATGTTAAGCGGTTTGCACCGGGGGTACTCTTCATTGAGCTCTTTAGCTTTTTCAATGATGTATTCTTTAATTTTACTTAACTCCTTTGCTTGGTATAGTTCTCCTTCCATTCCTCTGAGAAAACAAGAAAATTGCTCTTGCAACTTGTTCTTAGTCTGTATGCCACCGACTAAATTGCAATAATAGTGTGTGGGTGTTTCTTTCATTTTAAATAGTGTTTAAAAGGGTTATTCTAAATATAGACCAGTAGTTACTTGTTGGTTGTATTTACCGCCTTCAACTCCGTATAGAATGGATAATCTCTTTATTTCCTCTTCGGTAAGAGATTTGGATTTTTTTTGTTCTGGATGATAGATACCTGAACGAATTATATACAAGCTAAAAAAAGTTTCTTGCATTGCCTCACGGCGTTTGTTTTTAGTTTTGGTAGTTCGACAGCGGTTCACTACAGGTAAGCCATGTTGGCGCCACTGTTGGTTTAGATGTGGTTTGAAATAGCCATAAGCACTATCTAATGTTACCCAATCTAAGTAAGGCATCTGTATTGCTATCTCTTTTACACCACTATCTTTAATGCGATAGATTTTATAATTTTTCTCTTTGAAAAAGTATTCGATTAGTTGTATAAGTAACCACTCGTCCAAGTTAGAAGCATACTTAAAGTAGTATTTTTTTTCGTCTATACTATTAAGTTCGTCTTCTGAAATGTTGTACTTCTCAAGTAGTTTTTTTAGCATTTTCTCGGCTGATTGCTGTTCTCCTGCTATTCCTCGTTTTACAAGTTCGTAGACTTTTGTGATTTTTTCTTTTATTTTGTCATTCATATTGTAATTGTTTTAGTAATTTACCTGTTTATACATTCCACTCTTCTTTGGTGAGTTGTGCTCCACAGTCCTTGCAAAATAAGGCTGTTACTTCTACAGTGCAGTAGTGGGCAAGGGTGCGGAGCTCTTTATGCTTGTGGGGGCAGGTGTGAGCTGCACAGGCAATTAATTTGCTAATTTTCTCATTGGCTAATTTTCTAACTTCTTTCATATCTCTGTGTTAGCATTTTCTCGAATATGTTATTGACCTTGCCGACCTCACTGGGGGTGAGGTTTTGGAGGGTGTTTTTGAAGGGGTTTTTGCTACTACAAAACCATTTACCAAGGCGTTTGATGTCGGCGTACTTGGGGTTGGCTTCGTCGCGCCAGCCGAGTTCGTGGCATAGGGATAATAGCTTTAGGTGTTGCTTGTTTTCGATATTAAAGTAGGCGTGCATCTCGAAATGGTAGCCAAGGTGCTGGGCGAGGGTGAAAAACTCGTCTTCGGTGAGGTTCTTGGTGCTGGGGAGCTCTCTGCCAATAAAGCTACATACGAAGTGTAGGCGGGCTTCTCGGTCGCTGAAACGCTTACTTAAAAGGTTTTGCAGGATGCGTATTTGGTGGGGTTTTATTATGGTTGTCATACATTATTATTTAAAAAGTTCTCGGTACTTAGTTGCTGTTACTTCGGTACAATCGTTAGGAATGATAATATCTGTCCAATCATCATCAATGATAAAACCAAAGTATTTATCATTAGTTCCGTCAAATCCTATACTTTTACTAAAACCTTCGTCCCAACCTATGCAGGCGTTGAGTTCGGCTTTTGTAACGGTAATTGCTTGGTCAAAGTCGGCTTGTATGGCTTTTCCTTGCTTTATATTCAATCGGGGCATATACTCATCTTTCCCTTTGATTTGCTTCCATACTTTGGTGTCTATAGTAGCACCTTTGGGGAAAATTACTGATGATATTCCTCCTGCTACTACCCAGCGGTCTCCTCTCCACGAGGTAAAAGCATATTTTTTGGCTAATGCTTTTTGATTTTCAAAGCAAACATCTAATTTGTCGGCTATCTTCTGAAACTTTTTGCCTGTTTTACTGTTTTTTTCTGTTATAAAATACATTTTTAAATGGTGTTTAAACGTTGTTTAAAAATAGCTCCTCGCCTTAGGAGGCCTCATAAAAGCGTCCTCTTATTACTAACGGCATGCTAAGGGCGGGAGCTTTTTTTAGCTACCGAGATAGCTAAATAGTGTTATGCAGTGGCTTGCTCTTCGTACTTCTCGTGTACTGGGAAGAGGTGCTTAATATCGGTACCAGGGGGGAAGTCTACCGATGAGAGCGATAGGGGGATATTGCACTTTTTGCCTTGCTCGTCAATGGTGTTGGCTTCGATATAGAACGCTGAACGCTGTGGTCTATAAGATTGGGCAATGATACCTACGGCATCGGTAAAGGCGGGGCTATTAAACTCTTGAGCGAGCTTTGTTAGTTCAAGTACACGTGAGGCTTTTAGGTTTCCTTTTGCATCTTTTTTTAATAGGCGGTTGATAACATTCACAAGTCGGGCACTATTGTCGTCTTTGGCAAGTGAAGCTATAAAGTCGCGGACTTTTTCGATGCCTGCGTTTACGGTGTCGTCCCAATTGTCGATGACGCGGAAGCCGTAGGTGATGGTGTTGCCGTGCTCATCGGTGAAGGTGTGGCTTTGTTGGTCGCCCTTGACCTCGTAGACTTCGTTTTTCGTATCTAAGAGAATTTTGAGGGCTTCAAAGGTATGTAGCTTTACTTCTGCCATTTGCTCTGAATAGGTTTGCAGCTTGCCAATGATTTGTGGTATGCTTTCATTGACGAGGGCTTTGTAGGCTTGTCGGTTTTCGTTTTGGACTTGCTCGCGGCGTTGTAATTCTGCTTTGAGTTCGTCGGCTGTGAGGTGTGTTAAATCTACTGTCATAATTGATAATTGTTATTTGTTAATATCCTGTTACTTCGGCTTGGTATAGGGGGTGTACGGCTAAGGGTAGCCATTGGGTGGTGCTGTCTTGCCATAGGAGTTCTAAGCTGTTGGCCTCGTAGCGAAAGGCGGGGGGTTGCCAGTGGTGCTGCTTGCACCAGTCTTGTATCCTCTGCACTAAGGCTGGTACTTTATCGGTGTGCCCTGCGCGGTATTGGCAGGTCTGTAGTCGTTGCTCGAAAGTGAGTATTTGTAAAAAAGTGTCGAGCGATAGGGCTTCGGTGTATGCTAAAAATCTACTATTCATAGTTATTTTGTTATTAGTTTGCCGTATTTCTTGAGGTCTGCCCACCAAGTTACGTTATCGCCGCTAATGCCTTGGGGTAGATAGCGAATGGGGCGTTTTTGCTTTTTGGCTTTATTGAGCAGCTCTTGTGCGTGCTCTCTGAGCTTGCGGTTAATGTAGTCGTAATCGCTGATTTCGTTAGGTTCTATTCTCATCTTGTGTTCGGTTTGTCTTCGCTTAGCGTTCGCTTAGTGTTCGGTGCGAGCCGCACGAGCGGTTATTTTCTTTAGGAGTACACTGGGGTAATATTGCAAAATGTTCTCGGCATAAATGGTGATGAGCAGGAGGACGTCGTCGGCATTGAATAGGGTAATGTCGTTGCCGTAGAGGCGTTCGATGGTTTTCTCCACTTCGCTGTACCACTGATCGTCATACCAATTGAGTAGGGTGTCGTGGGTTATGAGGGTTTTTAAATGCAGCCCTCTACCTATGGCGGTGTTGCATAGGTTGGTGCACCATTCGTTGTAGAACTCATAGCGGAGGTTTTCGTACTGCAGGTAGGTGAGCCCTAATTGGCGAGCGAGGGCATGGCGATAGGTGATTTGCTGGGGTATTGTTTTTAGAGTGCTCATTGTATTAGGTATTAGGGGTGATATTGGTGTCGTAATAGAGTTGTGCTTTCTCTTCGTTGATAACGAGGGTACCGCCAGGGCAACGCCCTGACACGTGGCAGGCGAGTCCTTCGACTCGGATAACGATTTCGGCGAGTTTCTTACAGAGGCGACCTACAGCCAAGTCGGGTTCGCCTTTCTCTTCGTGTGAGATGATGACAAAGAGGGTGTTTTTGTATTTGCGCATCCATTGGCGGAACTTGGGGGCTGTGAACTCTTCTTTGTAAACGGTAGTGTTATCAATGATGACTACTTTGGGGCTTCGCTGTTTTCCGAGTGCGTTTTCTATTTCGGTGAGCTCGGTGTAAGGTATCATCTTAAGTTGGCGGTTGCTGGGGTTGAGTCCTGCGCGTGTATAGGCGTCTTGGAATGTTTTTCCTGTGCCTTGTTCGGCACTAACGTATAGGGTAGTTTCGTAGTTGCTTAGATACTCAGCAAGGAGAAGAGAGAACCAAGTTTTTCCTTGTTTTTCACGTCCGTATACGAGCCAAAAGCCTGCTACTTCGGGGTTGCCCAGAGCGCGTGCCCATTCGCCTTCAAAAGGAAAAGTTTTATAGGTTTTTTCGAGTAGTTGTTTGCCGTATATTGCTTTTATTCTTGCCATTGTTTTAGCTTAGTTTTATGAGGTTTTCTAAATATCTGAGTCGTTTCATATCAGAGGCGGTAGCATCTTTCTTACCGCTTGGGTTGAGGCATTTGCGTACTAATTTATCTACATCGCTTTGCTGTTTGGCATTTACGGTGGCTACATCGCCTAGTAGCTGTATGTAGAAGGCTTTGCGGTCGTCGGTGCCTTGGGGTACAATAGTGGTGATGTCAAAAAATCGGTCGAATATTTCGGCGTATCCTACTTTTTTGTGGGCAATACCGCTTTCTATCTTGGCGCGTAGCCCGTCGGCTCCCATCATATACCAAGCGCATTCGCCTTGGGTAGCGTTCCACAGTTCTTTGAGTTCAAGGAAGGCGTTGTAATCGAGGTCGCCGGCTTCGTCTAATACGACTAAGGGTTGCTCTAAGTAGAGGAGGCACATTTTGATAGCGGCTTTTACATCGACATAACGCCCTGTGTCGTCCACGCCTATGGTTTTGGCAAGCAGGCGAATGAATTGTTGTTTGGTTTTGGCTTGTGAGCAGTCTATATAAAAGGCGTTTTTCTGTTGCTTTACAATGTGGCGTGCGCAGAAGGTTTTGCCTATACCGCAGTCGTCTACCAGTATCATTGATTTACTATAAGTTTTGCAGTATAGCAAGTTGTCTTCAATTTCGGTGTAGACTTGTGTGCGGGCTACTTTCCAGCCGTTGTCGTTCACTTGTACGCCAAGTTGGTGGGCTATTACAAGCCATTGGGTATCGGATAGTACTTTATCTATTTTGCCGTTTTTGATTTGTGAATAAATGGCTGCACTTAGTTTAAGGCGTTTAGCGTAGGCGGTGTCGGAGCCTCCGTAGTTTTCGCGGTCCGCAAGGATAGCTTCGCGTACTTTTTGTTTGAATTGGGCTTCTATTTTCATTATATAGCGTATTTGTTTCTCCAAGATTGGGTGTA